CTGGCCTACTTTTACCTCTACTTTATCTAAATGACAATAAGCAAAGACTCTGACATTTTCGGCAGTCACATAAGTTCTAAGCTCTACAACCCACCCAAGAATTGCAGAATGATAAACGCCAACAATTGTTCCTCGGCCAATGGCTTTGAGTGGAGTTCCAACTGGGACAGAATAATCGACACCACGGTGAGGCCCCAATCCTAGGGCTTTACGTTGCTCAGATAACGTACCAAATAGATCACTAATGTGAGCAGGGCTAAGAGGATGAATAAGAGTTGTCATTACAATCCTAGGAATGGCATATATGGACCAATAGATATACTTGTAGTTGTCCAGGTAGTAGGCCAAACGGTTGTAGGCGCACCAGTATAACCGACAGTTGCTTGGTTTAGAGTAGTACCTCTTAGAGCAACGGCACTTGCATAAGTAGCAGTACCAGCTGCGATACTTGTACCACCAAGGTTTGTTCCGCCGACGAGTCCAATCCAGTAAACCTTACTACCAGTCAGAGATATGGATAATCCAGTAGTTTCCTTTATTCCAGTTCCTGCAGTAATCGCAAGAGTCCCTGAATAGAGCTTCGTTGTAGGTTGCCCATTCGCATCTGAATCATAGATAGCCCAAGTAAAAGTCCCTGTGGATGTAGGCGCACCAGTAAACCAAATTCCTACTTTAGTGAAAGTAACATTTATTGATGGAATATATGGTCCAATACTCAATGAGGTAGAGTTACCTCCATTTGTACTTGTCGCACCAGGGGCATAATAGTTACCAGAGATATATGAAATTGGGAAATTCCATAATTTACCACCTGATGGGAGCCATTGAGTGTTGTAATCAGTAGAGTCAATTTTTGCTAATACTTGTCCTGAAGTTCCACCAGTTGGTACGCCCTGGCCATTAGTTCCATTTGTTCCATTGGTTCCAGCTGCACCAGTAGCCCCTGTAGCACCCGTTGCCCCTGTATCTCCCTTGATACCTTGAATTCCCTGTGGACCTTGTGGACCTGTAGCACCTGTAGCACCAATATCACCCTGTGGACCCTGCGGACCTGTAGCACCAGTAGCACCAGTAGGACCAGTAGGTCCCTGTGGGCCAGTAGCACCAATATCTCCCTGTGGACCTTGAATACCTACAGCACCATCTAGATTTATTTGCCAAGATGAATATGTACCTGAACCAGATTTACTTTTCAGATTTACTACAAGTTCTCCAGTAGTTTGGTTATATGAGGTAACTTCACCGTGCATGTGATTGGAGAGATCATAAGCAATAATAACGGTCTGAGCTATTGAATAGTCCAAGCCTTTATCATCGGTAATTAGAGTACGAGTTCCATTTCCTCCAATGGTAAGAGTAGATGTTGATGTGGTGTGATATCTATCACCCTCAGCACCAGTTGCACCTGTATCACCTTTTGCTCCCTGAATACCCTGTGGTCCAGTTGCTCCAGTTGCTCCAGTAGGTCCAGTTAAACCCTGAATACCCTGCGGACCAGTTGCACCTGTTTCACCTTTAGGACCCTGCGCTCCTTGATCTCCAGTAGAACCCTTAGGACCAGTTAAACCAATTGGACCCTGCTCACCTCTAGCGAAATAAGTTCTCGCATAGATGGAATCAGGTACTACAACCTGAACCGCTGGATTTGATGGAATAACTACATTTACAATCATTTGACTATTTCTGGAGTAACCTCAACTTGCCCCCTGGCAAGAGTGAGTACCTTTCCCGTTGAAGTTTGAGTAAGTTCTAAGCCCCAAACATAATCAGTTTTTGTGAGTAATGATGTCTGAGTTGGAGTGAATGAGAATGAAACTGAATTAGCAGATGTATTCACGGTGGGAACAATGTCAATTACAGCTGCGACTGAGGGGTTTTCTCTAACCTGTAATTTAGCAGTCCAACCAGTCAAAGACATAGCAACACCGTCAGCATCAGTAGGGTAGAAGCTACAATCACCAGCAACGCTAGGGAAAGTAGAACCAGCCAACACATAGAGGTCAAATTGGCCATCAGTAATTGTGTAAGTTTCACTCACTTACAGAATCCTCGACTACTACCTCAACTGGTACAGAGTGATCATGTGGAGCAGGAATCCAAGTAGTTATTACTGGTTCGATAGGTGTGTCTTTTGCCATGTTATTCCTTTGTTAGTTTGTCGAATTCGGCTTTTAGTTTTACATGCTCTTTGTGTAAACTTAGGTATTTGTCACGCCAATTATCCAAGTCAATTTTTAGAGCGTCAATTTCTTTTTTTAGTTTATCTAATTGCTCAAACATTTCGGCTCTTAGACGTTCCTCAACACTAATTGACTGCCCTCTACGAGTAGATAAGTATTTGAGGAGAGTTGATAGTCCTGTACCACCAAGGATTCCAGAGATAATTAGCCAGATTTTATCCGACATTAGATACCCCTCCAAAGACCTAAATTCATTTCCCAATGTTCTGCAGTAATGCTATGACCAATTCTAGTAATCAAGTGGACTTCCTGGAGTGTAGTTAGGCCTGTGGATGCGAATTCAATTTGAATGGTATTACCAATATCTGGTCCAACGATATTTGAAATAGTACCATCACGCCTCAAAGCTGGAACACTAACAGAGTTGATACGCCTCGGAGTAGCTGCATTAGCAACCTCAGTAGCCCAAGCTGCAAGAGTAGATGCGCCTGTATTATCGAATGTCACTTCAAACTCACCCAATTGAGGTCCATAGTTAGATACGGAAGTAGCATTGGTGACAGTCGAGGTTGATGTAGTTACTGAATCAGTAACTTTGACTTTATTGGCTATATCATCCGAATTGTAACTTAGATCTATAGAATCCATACAAACATGAGTGCTGGCAGATGAATGGACATTAGAGATTGTAAGAGCTGCAGAATCCCATGCCTGTGTCTGTAATGTTGTGATATCAACCCTAGTTGCATACTGAATTTGATTAGGGTAAACAGTACACCACATCCAACCTAATTCAGCATCTAGGAATTGGGTAAATATATCTCCAGATGACGTATCTATCCAGGTATAGGCTCTTTGAGTAGTTCCAGACCCACCAGACAGCCATTGACTCAATACAGCTCTAGAATCTATTGTCTGAACCGCGGAACCAAGTTGCCCCATAACAGTCCTAAATGACCTCAAACTAGCTGCAGAACCAGTCACGCTAAATGATGATAATTGGGTATTAAGCATCACTTTCATCAGATCGTTAGCAGTAATTTCAATAGCAAGTTTTTTGTTTGTTACCTGGTACGACATGGAAACATTTTGAATAATTCCATTGAATAGATTGTTGTAAGTTCCAGAGGAAGTTTTATAGCGAATTCTTAAGTTCTGATTACTTTTATAGGCTGGACCATTCAGCATGTCAGACAAACTAGATTTCATTAGCCTAATAATGGCTGTACCCACATCTGGACGGGCAAATACATTCTTTTCAATAGTTATTCCACGGTCAATATCTACCTCATAAGAATCGGCAACAATTTCATTCCAAGTACCTGATGGATACTCATACTGGATAGATAAATCAGTCTGAATGTTAAAGACCATTAGTTAACCAAATACTTTCGGCCAGTCTTTTTCTCATAAATTCTGATTTCCTTGATAATATCCGAAGCACTAATCACAGCTTTATTTATGTTGATTTCATAAGTAGCAGAACCAGCCAAAGATGCCTGAGCCTGAACACTAGCCCCAGTTGTGTAAAGAGAACCCTGCAATCCTAGGAATTCACTTAGTTTAGAACCAGATTGAAGTAATCCCTGAGCAACAATATTTCCCTGTGCTGGACCCATAGCAACAATCTGATCTAGAACCGCCTGAGGAACTTTCTTATTTCTCAACTTGGCTAGATTTTCTGCGAAACCCTTAGCAGCTTGTGCCATACGTTTCATCTTTTCGATAATTACGTCAATGTTGAATACTGAATTTTCGTCTTTACCAAATGTTCCAAATGCTAGACCTACAGTATCTCTAAATCTTTCGGCGGTAGATTTTAGTTTTCCAATTTCAGAATTTAGGGCATCTCTAATTGACTGGGCTAAATCTTTAGCATTTTGAGCTGCGGTATCTACCGCTGATTGGTCAAATACTAGTTTTCCATCGGCATAAATCTTACCTAGAGCAGTATCAACCTCAACAATTGCATCAGAGAAGTTTACCCATTTGTCTACAGCTGCTTGGAACTCTGGAGAGTTCATTGCTAGAGCATCCATGTAGTTCTGCCATGAATCATCGGCTTGCTGAGTAGCATCCGAAACTTCCATCAGACTAGAGGCAAGAGTAGCAACCGTAACGATGATGGCACCAATACCAGTAGAGATAAGAGCGTATTTCAGAGTTTTTGTTGAGATAGCTGCAATTCTGGTCGCAAGTTCATAAAGTTTCATTGCCCCAGTCATACCAGCAATAGCAAGTTTCATGGTGATGAATCCAGCAACTAGAGCTTTTACCAAACTAATGTTCTGTACCAGGAATGTAACTACCCCTCCAACACCCTTAGCAATAGATACAAAGATCCCCGCAATTTGTTTCAGTTGAGCCTGACCGGCTGGACTTTGGATATAAGCGTAGAAATCTTTTAGAGCTGGGACTAGTTGATAGCCAATAGTTTCTTTTAGGTTGTCAAAGATTACTGCTAGACCTTGAATTGGGTCGGACATCGCCGCGTTTTCAGCTGCTCCCTTGAATTGTTCCTTTAGTTGGCTCATAAAGTCTGTGCCAGTTTTTATGGATGGGAGGAGTTTTTTCAATGCCCCAGAATTACCGTTATAGGCCTTGGACATGGCTTTAGTTACGGTTTCGAGGTCGATACCTGTTCCAGCGGAAACATCTAGAGCAGTCCTAAGTAGTTCAGTTCCTTTGGCAAGTGATCCAGTTGAACGAACTGCGGTGGCCAATGCTGGACGTAAATTATCATCTAGAACTGCTACCTGGTTAGATGTAGTTTGAATCCATCTCTCAGCTGCATCGGTAGTTGCTTTAGTCGCATGGAGAGTATTCTGTAGTGCTAGGGCAAGTTGATTTTTGCTCTTGATGTCCTGAGTAGCTGCCATAGCAGAATCTTTGATAAAGCCAGTAAGTTTAGATAAACCTAAACCCAAACCGACAATACCCAAGCCCTTATTCAAAGACTGGTTTAGACGATCTGTAGAACGCTTGAATTTAGCCAGTTCTTTAGTTGCAGCTGCCATCCCTGCACGGAACTTAGATTGGTCTGCGACAACTTTGAGGGTTAAGGTACTCATTCTCTAACCGAATCTTTTAGGGCATTTACGACAGCCTGGTATTCTCTCAATGACATGGCTTTAGCCTCTGTAACTGAAAGTTTTGCCTGGACAACCATAAATGCAATTCTTTCCGCCGCTTTATCGGCAATTATTCTTTTGGGTCGGTTTCCCCTAGGAATGCATCTTGAGCATCCTTTAGAGGAATTTTGCCAGCCTGTTCAAGAGTGAAAGATGGGTCCTCACGCCTCTTGATGATGTAGATAATCGCTTTTAGGGCTTTACCTTTTGGCTGGCCAGCATCCATAAGCTGGTCAATTGAGTTACCTGCAATAAGTTCAATTTGCTCGACTTCCTCAAGTGTCAAACTTTCAAAGTCGAATTTTGTTTCATTGGTGGCCATGATTTCCTTTTCCTTATTTTTTAGCAATGCGATTGAACACCTTTAGGAGTTCGTTTATGTAGTTTTCCTTTATCCACGGTATCACTTTAGCTGCACCCTTATTCATAAACTGAGTGGGCTTGATGTTTTTGTGAATAAAGTTTTTGCGGTCATAGAACCAACCCCAGTTCTGAGGGTTAGCATATGGGATGTCTGATGTGTTACCTGCCTTGACAGTTACACCATAAAGAGATCTAATACTACGGATTGAACCCTCAAGATGGCCTGTCTTTACTGGAACTAGAATCTTAGCCTCAGTAACGATACGATTACCGATTTCAAGGTTGAGTTTAGATAATTCCTTACCTGCACCCAGTTCCTTGAAACCAGCAACCGCCTCATTCAAACCAGAGATTTCAATCCCTGACTTGACGTAACCCATTAGGACTAGGCAGTCTTTAGAGTTACACCGTAGTAAACAGGTGGAGTTGCTGTAGGTGTGTGAACAGCGTTTAGAACAGTCAAACTTACTGAGAACTTGACAACATCTCCGCTGTTTAGGCTTAGAGGTGGCAACTGGTCAAAGATGACTGAACCGGTGTAGTGAGGCTGTGAAGTGCTTGGAGTAGCGTTTCCATTTGGTGCAATGGTGAATGCCACAGTAGTACCAAAGTTAGCCCATAGAATGCGGTAAAGAGAAGCTGCATCGCCTGAGGTTACACCATCGAGCTGTAGTTTCCATTCCCCTCCAGGGCGAACTTCACAGAATGTCTGAACATCACCAGAGGCATCGCCAAGAGTTAGTTCAACTAGGTTGGCATCGCATGAGTAATCGGTTGCACCGATTTTGAATGCAATGTTTGTTGCTTTTATACGGGTTGATGTTGCCATCGGA